ATATGTTCCTCCTCTTGGAGAGGTAACCGTAATTTTTCCCGGTGCTATAACAGCTAATTCATCCTGAACAATACTAAAACTATTAGGATTAATTTTCATATAAACTCCCGCAGGAATTGGTATAAATACGTCAGGGTCTAATTCACTTGGTATTTCTATAAAATTTGATGTCTGAGATGACTTTTCAAGGACAGTTGCATACACACAAGAAGTGGTAGCACCATTTGAGTCAGCCTTTACAATTAATCTATCACCTGCCTCTACCTTACGTGCATTCTCGCCTTCAAGTAAGAAGTAAGCATTATTTGTTAATGGGTCTTCAAAGAATATAGTACAATAAATTGTCTCATAATTTTCTTCATCAGGCTTGATAACAAACTTATATCTTGTCGCCCAAACAGGCGGTAATTGAGTTGGAGGTATTGTTACTTGAATAGAGTTCTTATTAGCAGACAATCCACAAGGTATATGCTCTGTATTATTAGGACTTACAAGCGCAGTTGTTGCTCTATTAAAATCATCCATATATACAATGCCAATCTCATAGTCACGATTGCTATGTAAACTTTGTGTATTTGCAATTTCTTGGAATGTAGCCTGAGCAAATGTCACTTCGTAATATTCATATACTGTCTGAGTAGGTGTAGTTAGATTATTAACATAACGCATAGCAGGCAATTGAAGACCAATCTCACTGCTACCCGGACTTGTAATAATATTAATTCCTTGACCAACTGCACTTACACCACTTCCACTTTTTATTAAAGCATCTAAGTTATTTGGTATAGCGCAATTAAATGCATCTGTAAAAGTTGTACCATTACAAGCATTTGCAATAAGTTGAATATTAGCTGCAGTACCAACTGCATTTTGAAACTCAACACTTGTAGCTAAATCATATACTGACGCATAATTAGTAGACAAGAAAAATGCAAAGTTTAATCTAACTATATCTGTTGTCTCAGTTGGGAATGGAACTTGGCCTGTAAATTCAGAATGTGTTAAACTAACATCTAAATTAATTGAAGAACCTGAAACTAAATTTTGACCTGCTAAATCAAACGTAACAACTGCATTAGCAATTGTCACACTTCCGTTGATTGAGTAATTACCTGAATCAACACCATCAGCAATACTTGTATTGCCTATAGGCGTTGATATTAAATCAGTTGTGTACTCAAATTTAACAGGAGCACCATATTGGTCTATTAAATCATAACCTTCTACATAATTACCATACATCAATCTATTACCCATAATAGTCTGAGCCTTTGCAAATCTTGGTACGTTATCGTACAATCTAAGCAATTCTGCTTCTGACAATACAGTAAATATTTTACTATTAGTAAAAGTATATTGATACTCAGTATCATTTGCAAGTCCTAAATTAGACTTGTCAAGTTTCTCAATTACTTTAATAATATTACCATCTGCAGTCTTAAATAATAAATCTAAACCAACTACAAGCGAACTGCCTGAGTTATAAGTGATTATAGCAGAGTTACAAAAGTTAGTCATACCATCGTTCAAAAAACTTTCAGTACTAAAGCTAAAAGGATTAGGAACAAAAGCAGGTTGAGACCATTGAGAAGTAGCGCTATACTCCCCATCTATATATCTATATCTATATGCAAAGCATATAAATCTTGTATTTAAAAAATTCTCTTGACCATTAGTCACAATAGGCTCAACCTTCGGTGATTCTATCGGTGGCTTCTTGATAACAAGCAAAGACTCTGCTGTGATTTGGTCTATGTTTCCAATTGGATTAGGATAGTTCCTTTTGATGTTTATACATCTCGGAGCATTATAATCATCAGTAAAGAACAATAAATCAATTAATATATCAATGCCGGTAACTAAATAACTTGGATTAAAATTCAATGTAGTATTAACACCTCCTCCATCATCAATAGAGATAACGTGATAGGTTAATATATTTGTATAGACATTAAAAGAAACAATCAAGTCAAGTTTACCTGTGTCTCCTTCTGAGAAATTTGGGTCGTGTATAAGCCAATATATAGTTTCATTAGCACTATCTTGCAATGCACCAATACATCTTGCAGATGAACTAAGCGGAGTTCCGTCAATATACGCCAATGAAGTAAGAGGTATATTACCTTTTGTATTCTCAATAACACCCATCTCTGAGTTCTCTGTAGAACCCATTCTAATATTCATAGCATCAATATATTCTCCTTCAGGTAATAGGCGTTGGTCTATAACCTTGTTCATCTTACCTGCCGTAAAGTTCCTCGTGAATTTTGCCATTTTATTTTATTTGCTTGTCCAATCCTCTTAAGTTCATTAATAGTCTACCCGGATGAATATTGCTAATTCTTATTTTTGCATTGCTTAACAACGCTCTTCTTTTCTTACGTGCACGAGCAACGATGTACTCTTGAACACCAAGTTTAGAACTTAATATTTCATATTCAATTGCGGCATAAATATATGCTTCAAATAACTTGTTTACCGTAATTAAAGAGTTGTCTCCGCCTTCCATACCATCAGAAACATATTCAAGAATACAAGACTCACCTGACATTGACGAGTCAAAGTTGATAACTCCTGCTTTTCTATCAATATTAAATGTAGGATTAAAATTAGCTGTCTCTGTATTTAATCCATAAGCAGTTCCAATATTATAATCAAAGTACCACATACCATCATAGTTCCAACCTAATTCACCATTAAATTGATTGCCTTGGTTTAAGTAAATACTCTTTTTAGTCTTAGTCAATCTATCAAAGTCAATCTCAGAATACTGAGGACTTAATGCATTACCGTTTTGGTCAAATAAAATACGACCTGTATTATCTTGCAAGTACGCTTTAGATGAAAGCGTTTGAATATTCTCAGACAATGGACGTAACCATCCATCTTTATATAATGAAACACGTACCCAATTCACATAATCAGAAGGTAATATATATCTCAACATATCAGGAACTGTAAGTTCTAATACCTTAATCTCTTTAAAGGCATCATAGTTTAACTCCTGAATTGCACGCTTAGCGTGGAACAATATTTTGTAACGCTCCTCGTTGTTAACCAATGAATGGTTACCTGCATACATTAATAAAAAGTTGTTTACAATGTCTTGTAAACTAACATATTGATACGACCCCCAATTGGCGTCCTCGGGAGTAACACCCCCATTCTCGTAATATTGATATTGTGATATATATGCCATTGCTTATAATTTTATTGTTGCATACTGAATGTAGGCTGTTCGTGTTGTTGTTGCGCCATACCAAACTGAGTAACTTCTGTCTCACGAATAGATATACCACAATACTCAAGTATTTTAGTTACTAACTTATACTCATCTTCAGGAGGCAACTCAAAGTCTTGATAGTCAGATTGTGATTGGTCAAATACAGGTTCTCCATTAGCAAGCGTAATATATGTCCATTTTGGCACCTTAGGGTATCTAAAATAGGTTGCTTGAACCTGACCCTTGTTACTTATCGTTGAAGGATAGAAAGTCAATTCTTCGCCTTGTAATGCGTAAATAGGAAACTCAATAGTTGGGTTAGTCAAATTAGAATTAAGCAACATTGTAAGTCTTGAGTTAATAACCTTCTCAGCAGGTATAACAGTAGCAGAAGAGAATATGCTATATGCATTTCCTGCTGCTAAAAATATATTTGAATCTAATTGAATTGTTGTATTACTAAGCACTGATACCACAGTAGAAACTAATCCTGTAGTTAAATTTGTCACAACATCTCCTGTAGATAAACCGTTTGAATTAAAAGATGCAGTACTATCAACCAATTGTCCGCTTGCTACAGCAGTATTTGTTCCTGTCTTAAGTACAACAGGTTTGCATTTAACATCCAAAAGCATATAAGTACTATAGCCTGTAGTCGTAGGACTTGGCATAGAAAATCTATTACCCGCAATTTTAGAAAGATAATCTGTACGTAAAAAATATTCTAATACTTCTGCAATAGGTTGTTCAATATCAGCATATTCTACACCTGATGTACGAGCATTTTCAGCATTTATAACTTTATTATAGTTACTAAAGTACTCCTCGTATATCTCCATCTGTGAGTTTTGAGCAAACAAATTGAAATCAGAAGGAGAAATATAGCCGTAATTATTCTTGTTTACAATAGATAATACTGCATTTCTTACTGAGTTTATCATTACTTCTTTTTTTACAAATATACATAAAAAAAAAGAGGGTACAATAAGTACCCTCTTCTAACCAATAATCAATAATCAAAACCTATTATGCCAAAGTCGCTTCTAACATTTTTAAGGAATCAATACCTTCATCACTTTGCAAGAAGTGGGCTACCATCTCATAAGGGTCTTCTCCAAATGGAACAGATAACATCTTCTTCTTATTGGTTGCGGTATTAAACCACACCTCTTTCTCGCCATTCCTTAATACCAATAACTTGTTTTCAAAGAATAAACGAACTTTAGCCTGAAACTTTAATTCAGGGTCATTTAATATATTTAAGAACTCTTTAGGGTCTCTTTTAGCAAATACCAATATGTCACGCTTTAATTCAGCAGTAGACACGGTAGATGGGTCTTTACCAAACATCACTCTTGTTAGAGTTTCTATTTGGTCAAGTGATAACTGACGAGCTTCAATTAGAGCCTCAACTTCTAAGTTTAAGTCTTCTACCTCAGCAGCAGCGTCTTTTTCTTTATCTACTTCAGCAAATATAGTACCATTTAATGGATGGTAATGTAAGAATTGCTGTAATACAGGGTTGTTTTTTGGAACTCTTAAGAAGCCATCTTCAAAGATAATTGGCTCTATAATTGCATTTCCATCTTGTTCGTCCTCAAATGGGGACTGTTGATTCGTTGAATACCTCAATGCACGATTGACATTGTTCTTCTCGTCAAACCACATTAGTGGGAATCGAGGGTGGTTTCTTGATGCTAACGTATATGATAGCGGATTTCCTATTTTCAACTTGTAGACTTTGTCTACAGGTGTTGTACCTTTTGCCATTTTGTATTTAATTTAATTAGATTTAAAAAAGGGAGAGTGTCTTTGAAGACACCCTCCCGGTATATTTACCACCTATTATCCATAACGGAATAATACGAAGTTGTTTGCACCCAAAGTACATACGCAACGCTCAGACAAGAAGTTTACCTCCATTGCATCCAAGTCGCTTGTGGCAGCACCACCGGCAGAACCTGTAATCCAAGTCTTGTATCTTCTATCTTCTGCTTCAGAAGCACGGTATCTTACGTGTAAGAAAGGACGCTTAGCGTTCTTACCCATAATTTGGTCGTACACTGAAGTAGAACCTGCAGGAACCATCAAACCTGTGATAGTACCTGTTGCAGTACCTGCTGTAGTGTTTAAACCACCACGCATTGTTGGGTCGTTTAAGTATTTCCAATCAGACTTATAGAAGTCATAACCTCTACGGAATCCTGTGAAACCTAAGTTTAACGCCATATCAACATCGTTATCGAAAAGACCGAATGAAGCTGACTGAGCAACACCACCTGAAGTGTAGCCGTTCAATGTAGCTAACATATTGTCAATATCGAAACTTAATCCACGATTTACGAATACTACGTTCTCTTCGATAGCACCTTGCTTATCTAAACGAGAAACGATAGAATCCCAATCAGATAAAGTTGTTGGAGTACCACCACCCCATACGTTACCACGGCTGTTTACTACGTAGAAGATACCCTCAGAACCAATG